TGCTTTAGCGCCATGAAAAGATTTCTATTGTAATAATTTAAAGATTGATAAAAAGCTTTGTTCGCGCCTGTCGTGGGCACAAACAGAGTCTTTTTAGTGATAATGTCATTCACAGGATAATATTCTTTCGGTTCTTTTTCCTCCCAAATTTCTTCGCGAGTTAGAACTCTCTCGTCTAATTCTGGAATGTAGCTGTTAGCAAAAGCTACAAACGACCTATTTTCTTCTGTCTGCGTAAAAGCAGAAACAGAGAATAGCATTGATAGTATTACGTACTTCATATCAGAAAAGTTTTGAGTCTTCGTCTTTAGTTTTTAAAATAATCCTTTCTATTGAAAATTTGAAAGCGAAGAAAGAAATGATAGGCCAACCCAAAATAACTAAAAAGTCAATCCATGCAGACTCTTGAACGGCTTGCGGGTCAGTTTCTCCGCCTAGGGCAGCTATAATTCCAAACGCAAACCCTATGCAGAATAGTCCGGCTAAATTTAAACCTACAAAAGCTAAAAAAGCTAATACGTATTTTTTCATAGTTTTTTAATGAGTTCGCTACTGCTTTGTATCTTAGCTCCCAATCCGTAAATAGGTTTGATGCCTATCTTCAAACATATTTCGTGCTCAGGGGTATCGTCTCCTGACGTCCTGTCTCCCCCGTTGCAAAAAAACATTTCCTTAAATTTTGGTTTATAAGCTGCGTATAACCAAGTTAATGTTTCGCAAACAGTATCATCTTCATCTACTGATTCCAAAGCTACTTCAACACCCTTGAAGGCTTGCATGATGGCAATTCTTTCGTTCAGAGGCATAAAAGGCTTACCCTTCTTACGTTCTAAGAACTGATCGTTATTAACTATCACGAAAAGACTATCAGCCATTTCACGAGCTTTTTGTAAAAGTTCAATATGGCCCACATGAACGGGATCAAATCCGCCGCTAATTATTGCTAATTTCATTTTTAAGTTCTTTCATTGGTCGAAGATCACGACCCTCTTTAACAAAAGCCCCATGAAGGGCCTTGATATCCCCACTGTAAGCTTTTTCAGGCAAGTCGGAGTCATATGCCCAACCTACTAAATGGCATTTGTACGGCCTTTGTTTTGGAACCATCGCAAGGACGTAAATCCAATCTTTATGCCTTTCTTGAGGCCTAACTAACAAACGGTACTTCAATGGGTCTTGGGAATACCTCATCATACTACCTTTAATATCTACATTTGGCAAGCCAATAATATCAACACCGCCATCTCCCTTATAGGGGTTCTTGTTAGCTTTATCTCTCGCTTTATAATAACCGTCCGCAGACCCAGTAAGAAAAACCGAACCAACATAAGTGGAAATTTGTCCCACTAACTGATCCTCGGCCAAAGACTTTTTCCTTTCTTTGTTATTTCTTATCCTTGAAACGCCTCCTACCATTGCTAGTTTAGCGTTCTCTCGTACCTTTTCCGATTCATCATCAGAAATAAATAAAGTTATCACGTTACTCATTTGCTGATTTCATTTTTTAAAGCTCTTTCTATTATGTCTTTATATCTTACTTTATTTTCTGGGGAGATCATGGTTAGAATCAGTTTATTAGATTTTGTGATGTTTTCCTTTGCCCATAAAGGCTGGAAGTTTGAATAGTGATTTAGGCGTACAATTTCTTCTTCTGTTGTGCCAATGGAAACGGGGACTATGTGATCAAGCTGCCATTCTTCATCTAATCTTCCCCAATTACCCCAAGTCATTCCTTCTTTAAATTGTTTTTCAATGTAAACTTTAAATTCTGGTATTGAGCATCCCAAAATTTCGCAAGTCCTCTGTCGTTTTTTTGCTCCTGCAACATAGCGCATAGAAAGGCGGATGTTGAGATTAGTGTTCATTTTAAGCTTATGGAGAGGATCATTATTCCATTTTCTTTTTCGCCATTCTTTCGTAGTTCCTCTGAGATGATCTTTATGGGCCTCGTTCCAAGCTTTATTTTTAGCTAATATTTTTTCTTTATTAGCTTCGTAATAAGTTTTATGCCATACTTTTGATTTAAGTTTGTTGACTTCAAGGTCACGGTAAGCTTTGTTTTTAGCTAATATTCTTTCTTTGTTCTCTTCGTAGTGAGCTTTACTTTTAATTGATATCTTTTCTTTATTTTTTTTGTACCAAGCTTTTTTTTCAGCGAGTATTCTTTCTCTGTTTTCGCCGTTACGGCGAGCAGCATTATAAAGTGAAACGCAAGGTTTGCAACGATGTGCCAGTCCGTCTATTGACGCTACTCTTTTGCTAAACTCAGAAAAGGGTTTTTCTTCTTTACATTTAGTGCAAGTTTTCATTTGTAAACTCGATAACTATCACTGTCTTCGTGAAAGGTGCTTATTTCAATAAATTTAACTGGGCCACTATGTGCTTCAAGCTTATGAGGCACAAGCCTGTCCATGACAAACCTTTCGCCTTGTTTAACGTAATGCGGGGTTATCTCTGTCGTAACTGTATCTATAGTGTGTATACAAAGCGATCCCTCAAGTATAAAAAAAGACTCATGCTTTTTAGCATGGAAGTGCATTGAAGTAGATTTACCTTCTTCGATGTAAAGTATTTTGCCGCAATAATTTTCCTTCTCATTATTACTAAGCCATACTTCGTAGCCCCAATCTTTATCTACCTGTTTCACCACGTACTGAAGCCTCCCTTTTTCAAGAACCCAATAAATTCTTTCAAGTAATCTTTACCGTCTTTACCCGAAAATACCTCTAGTATTGAAGCGTGAGGGTTAGCTTGAATAGCGTGCCTCAACATAGCAAGATTTTCCTCAGACTCAAATGCTGCCTTCATTTTAGAATTAATTTCTTCCACCTTTTCTGGTAGTGGCTCTGCTTTTTGGTCTGGAATATCGTCCAAAGACAATTCAATGGCTTTAGCCCAACGAAGAGCATCATCATCACTTACCCAACCGCCATCATTAGAAAACGGTATATCCCCTTTTGGCTCAAAACCATAAACTACAGCTATTTTAAATAGCGCCGAATAAGTCCGTATATTTGCGGTAAAGTCATTATTATTCTCGGAATTACTTTCGTCTGGTCTAGTTAAGTAGAAGCTCATAATTCTAATTGGTTTACTTTAATGTTGTAGCAGTCAGCCGTAAACTTGAAAGGATATCTGGGAGAGGAGTCAGGGTCAAGATCGCCCTGTTTGTAAAAAACAGCCTTCTTGTAAAAGTCCTCTTTTGATATACTGCCCAAATACCATGCGGTTTTGTAGTCTTCTAGTACGCTGACGAAGGCATATCTATCACACTTTTGATTTGGGTTGTAATCAGCTACAGTACAGTTGTAGTTAGCTCTAGGAGCGACTTTGCGTTCTTTGGTCTTTACGTCTATCTTAACGCCGTCAGCATTAATCAAATCGTAATCGTACGTATCCTTTATCTCGCCACCTTGAAGGTGCAATACTAAAGCCTCACCGATGTAACCAACAAGCCCTCCTTCTCTATTTCTAATAGAGTTATTTAACAAAGGGAACTTTTCAAACCTCTCGCGAGCTTTATTCAGAGTAGCTTCGCTTATCTTGAACCTTTGTAGGTAGTTCATTTCTTTTTCTGCATTCTTTCAATCAGCTCAAACATCTTCAAACGAGGAATATCTTTGACTGAATTCCACTCTACTGCCCCTTTGACGCTTTCTTTGATCATTTTTGCTTTGATAGCTCCAAAATCTATATTCTTCTCCTTCATAAGGGTAGATAAGAATATGTCTGGAGAAGCAGCGTTGACGTTGGGACTTGGTTTTGAAATTTTGACATTCTTGCACTCTTCTTTAGCGACGATGTTGATTCGCAAAAAATTACGCACCGCACGACAAAAAGCCCTGTTTTCTGCGATAGCTGCGAGATACATTTGGCTAAACCCTTCTGTGTTTTTAAGTCCTGCATCTGCTACCGCTTCAAATAAAACTGATTCTGAATTTTCAGTTTCATAATTACCAATCCAAACTATACTGCAAGAAGCACAAACATACTCAGGAGAAGATTCATGGATTTTGTAAGTCACTGAATGATAGCCTCTTACGTTAGCTAAATCCTTCAACCCACCAAGCAAAATAATTAGTTCATTATCTTCGAGTTTTGAAATATCAGTCTCAGCAGTACGGTCTCTATTAGCAACCAAGAACTCTGGCTTGATCATTTTACGCCAGTTTACTGTTCCATCATCATTAAACTCATACTTTACGTTTTTGTCTTCGAGTAATCCGTATTGATTACGTTTGAAAGTAACCGGAGGTTTATTTATCACTGTAGTTCCCATATGTCTTTTAGAGGGTAATACTTTTAGGTTGGCAAGTCAACTACTTTTTTGCCAAAAATTGAAAATGTTCTTCTTCTTCCCAGAAAAGTGGAGTATCAATAACTGGGTGAATTTCGTGCTTCATATTTGGAGAACCTTGCTCCTTATTTAAGAAAGCTGCGGTGCTAGGATAAAACTTGTTACCATGAACAATAAAATAATTAGATTTATAAAATAATTTATTTTTACCCTTGAGCTCTTCAAAATCATCTCGAGATTTAGCCTTTATAGGTTGTATGAGGCCATAATCAAAGTAATCTAACTTTAAATCATTTATTTCTTTACCTTCTTTTCGAGTTCGTAAAAGGTAATTTATAGATTTCTGCTTTATCTTTCTGATAAATTCAGGACTATGGTCATCTTCTATATAGTAAACTAGCTCTACAATTTTTTTGTGATATTTATTTAAAATCTCATCACTTATAGGTTTGGAAGTTATGACAGAACAAGGACACGCTTCCAACTGCTTAACTAAATTAGCTTCATTAAAATTAAAATCCATACGAACTATTAACGAAGCAACTTTTAATTTATTAGCGTCCAATAAATGAGTTAGGTCAGAATCTATCCGAGAATTATAAAAGGACTTACCGATCTTAACTGTTTTTAACTCAGGAGAAAAAGTATGAACTCCGACTAACGCTAAAATTTTAGAAGCTATTTCTTCGGGCGCGATAGTATTTATAGATTTCGGTTCTTCGTTAGGATTGTAAGAAGGACGAACACTACCTTTAGGTGGCTCAACAATACAGACCTTATCTTCATCTGTCCAATAAGGTTTAAACTGGCCAGTATAGCAATTATTCGAAAACACCACTACAGATTTTTTATTGTAATGGGAAGCTATATGACAACTCTCATTATTTGTAGATATATGAGCTAGACTTTTACTAATCACATACGCTTTTTGATTAAAGTTGCATTGACCCATCGTTGAATAACAATTTTGCAGAAGTTGGTCTGTTTTCTCGCCTAACTGGACTATATATATGTCCAACTCTTTTAGCTTTGGGTAAATTAGATCTACTACCAACTGCCAGTGATCATAGTTCAAAGCTTTCGTACCCAACGAAGACGTATCAAGCGTTATGAATTTATCTATAGTTAAGGGAAAATATTTTTCATAGATTAAAGGTTTATCTATCTTTAAATCATTTTGCAGTGCGTAGGATTCTAAAATGTGCATAATCTTTTCTTATCTATTATATCTTTGCAATTATGAATGTAATTGTTAGCCCGTTGAGTTGTTATATGAGGGGTAAAAGCTATCTCGAAAAAGCCTTTTTGATCACCCATCCCTTCAAGGTATAAAGCATTATCAAATTGGGCGTTGTAAGGAATAACTTTATGTATATACGGATTGCCTTGAAGTATATGAAAATATTGTGGTTTAGTAGCGAAGTACAGGTTATAATCTGGATATTTTTCTTTTATAGACTTCAGTAAAGAGGTGGATAAAAATACATCAACACTACTCTCAGGCATGACATAAACAATCCTTCTGCCTTCATCATCTTTATCTAAGTTATCCTCTACTTTCTCGGGAAAATATTTTGCGTTATGATCTCGAGCGACTTTTCTAAAATAATCTTCTATCTGTTCGCGCGGAACTTTGTTTGCTAAAGAATGCATCCAAGTTTTATAACCTTCATCATTAACATGGTTTTCAGTCGCAAGTATTTCTTTGTATAAAGTCAACACCCATTCAGAATCATTTTCAATCGCAGGAATAAAAGCGTCTGGGTTATTCTTTTTAATAGTTGATTTATCCTCTTCGTCTTCAAATTTATAATCGGTACAATCAGTATTGTCTATAAACTCCTCGAATTTCTTACCGATAACCTCAACTGAAAAATTATCAATAGCCCATTGCCTAGCTACTTTACCCTCTTCTTTCCTCTCCTCTTCCGACATATTGTAAACTACATCTATGCTAGTAGATATAGAGATAGGGCAAGTAGAAGCTTTTTTAAACTCCGTCTGGTGTTCCCTGTATTCCGACCAGCTTAAAGGTAAAGAGCCTGAACCTTCTTCGCAACTTTCTTCTCCGCAGCTATAATTTGTAACTCCAGTTATTAGACCCGTTAATTTAGCTTCTTGAATTGGAATTTCCTGACCACCACTTGTAAATGGGTGGCAATAGTAGTCCATTAAATTATATACTTCATTAAGTTGATCTTCTCTTACTCCTGCTCCCACGCTAGTAGTAACTTGAGTTTTTTCAGAGAGGCAGCTAGGACAATCCTTGTCTTCACCATCGTAAGCTTTCACTTGATAATCGCCGCACTTTTTACAGACGTAAGTTGTGAGTATCTCAGACTTATCAATACCGTATTCCTCAGCAAGCTTATGTATATTCCAACCTTCTTTCCAATGAGTATGAAAAAGTAAATACGTTTTCTTTTTAGGTTTTTCTTGCTCCTTCCATTTTGCGTAGCCTTCCAATAAATTAGGGACAGATTTTCGAAGCTGATTCCTAAACACAAAACCAACTATAAAAGCGTCCTCTTCTATGTTGTGCCGCTGCCTTAACTTCTTCTTCTCAGCGTCTTCCAGAGGGTAAAAATAATCTGTCTCAATACACCCGTGCATCGTTTTAACATGAGTGTGCCCAAGTCTATGAAGCTCTTTCGTGGCAAACGAACTCCAAATCCAATAATTTTTTATCTTGGGGGCATTTTTAACAGCAGACGGTAAAATTGGCAGAGAATCCAAAGTAGTCCAAATGACAGAGTTAATCTTGTTGAACCAAGGTTTATCAATAGCAAATTCAGTACCCCATATATCTTGAACACCAAAATAGAAATCAGGTTTTTCCTCATTCATAACTTTGTCAATGAGGTAACCACCGTAACTTGCAATCCTAGCTTGACCAGCATCTTGACTAATCCGATGGCGCTCATTGGGGTCACTTGGTAATGTCCCCACAGATTTCCATGGAGTAGCTTGCAATGCTAAATTTGCATAGTCAGTACCACAACAGTACTGCACTATTTCATATTTTTTTGTTTTATAAAGGTACGAAAGGAGAGCTTTAGCATTTCTGCCAAACCCTGTTTTCGCTAAACTAGAATCAGTTTGAAATAATATTTTTTTCATTAAAAATCTTTTTCAGATTTCTCACCAAACGAATTTTCAATGGAGTAGGTGTTGCTCTTATTTAGTGCAGTAAGGAGATATTCGCGAAGTAACCTAGCCTCTGGATAGGTAAAACCCATCACAAAAGACTTCTTATTGCCATCCTTAGTCTGGTTGAGTGCCAAAGAGAACCCTACTTGATTGCCGTCTTTAATATAGGGGCCAAAATTGTAAGTAGTGGTATTTCCATCATAACCATGATATCCGTTTAAGCCTAAGTCCTTCATAGACTTGTTAGAGTCTATAGCCTGTATCATTCCAGCTATCTCGGTGGCACTAAACTTTGCGTTAGCTTTTTTATCGGGGCCAACTTGAAACTTACCCTTACCATTCTCCCATGAAGACTGTTTTACAAAATTGATCCAGAAAGATTGATCCTTGGAGTTGTAGGAAAAAGAACAACCGTTGCCGGTAACTCGAGGATTGGGCTTGAAAAACTTTATCATATACAGTGTATTTTATGCTACAATAGGTGATTAATCTACAATTTTTATTGCAAATTCTTTATATAAATCTGACTCAATATGTTTTTTGTCATCTTTATGTGATAAACTTTCCCACGCGTTAAATAATTGCATTAACCTTCTCGATTCTACTTCCGTGGTTTCTAATTCTAACCCTTCTATTTCCGTCATATTACTTCCCTTTTATTTCACTTAACTTCATATAAATTTGTTGATCTTGAGTTTTGATTAAGTTGGCGAAAATAGTATCACCATCCTTCTTCGTTCCTTTGACTATAACGATAGACTTCTTGCTCGGAAGCTCACCGTTATTCATAGTCTTGCAGGCTTGAATGTGGTCCTTATTCTTCTGAGTAAAAAGCATCACTGTGCATTCCCCAGTTTCGTCTCTGACGGCCATACGGAAATATGGAGTACCTTTTTGACTCTTAGATTTAAAAGTGTCTATGACAGTACCTATAAATGAAACAGGGCTACCTTCTGTCTCTATCAAGCACTCACTAATGGAATCTAAGTGAGAATACTCAGGGCTTACTTCACGCAAAGCTTTTCCGTGAGTGTATCCCAGTAGAGTATTTTCATAATACCAATTTGCAAAAGTTTCATTTGTTTTGTTTTTGTAGTATATCTGCTTGTAAGGTTCAAAATGCTTACGAATAGTTTGTATTCGAGACTCCTTTATCACAGGTTTTCCTTTTATATCAATATGTTTTTCGTGCAAATACTTTACTATTTTCATCAAGTCGAATGAAAACTCCTCGGCCAATTCAAACACATAACTTTTTTCACGATCAGTCAACAAATTGAAAAGTTGTGCTTCTGCCACTGTTCGACTACGTGACCCATCGTGACAACCCTCCAAAGCTCCAGCTTGGATAAGTCCTGATAATATACCAATACCAAGACCAGCTTGTGAAGCTCCTTGAAATACCTCAAACTTATTTGAGTATTGGTTTTTAAAGCCTTCTAGCTTTCCGATAGATTTTTCCGATATCCCTTTTATCGCTGTTAGGCCGAAACGTATGTTGTCTCCTTCAATGCTATACTCCATTTCGGACTTGAGTAAATTTGGAGCTAGTAACTTTATATTAAAGTATCTAAGTTCTTGATTAATTTTACCTACTTCAGTTAAGGGGTCAGGCTCAAAAGCCGTCATCCTCAATAGTGCTAAGAAAAACTCTTTAGGATGTTGGGATTTTAATTTGGCAGTAATAGCGGCCAAAGCTGCATAACTAATCGAATGAGATTTATTATAGGAGTAATTAGCAGAAGCCTCTAACACTTTCCACAAAAAGTCTCCTACATCCTCAGTACCTACGAGATCCTTAAAATTATTTTGCTTAACTTTATCTCTAATCTTCTTTTTCCATTTCTTTACTTCTGACACCTTCTTCTTGCCCACAATACGGCGCAGAATCTCAGCTTCATCAAGGGTAAACCCAATCATGTGAGCCATCTTCATCATCTGCTCTTGATATAAAACTATGCCACCAGTTTTATTCAGAACGGTCTCAAATACTGGGTGAGTAGGTTCAGGGACACCCGTATTTACAAAATCCGCATACTGCTTGATGTAATCCATTGCCCCGGGTCGTGCTAAAGCAAGCACCCCGCTTAAATGCTCTAAGTTTTGAGGTTTTACCTTGTAACAGGCTTTGTAAGCTACATCAGCTTCTATTTGAAAAATACCTATTCTTAATCCAAGTTGTATCTGTTCATTTAATTTGTCATAAATAGCTTCTTCTTCAAGATCAGCCGCCATTGTTTTAAGAGTGATGTGTTGCTCTTTAGGGCGATCTTTGTTAATAATTTTACAACATTCATTAACTACAGAAACAGTTCTCAACCCTAACACGTCCAATTTAACATTAGATATCGAAGACCAATCCATATCAAAAGAAGATACTGGCTCCTTCGATGAATCTAATTCGCAAGGACAACTTTCGTCCATTCTATCGTAAGAAAGTAAAATAGCAGAAGGGTGAACACCTTTATTTTTATTAAGGTTCTTTATTTTGTTAGCTACTTTAAAGACGCGAGGATTCCTCTTGCACCATTTACCAAAGTCGGGAACAGTTTCACAAGCAGACGCAATATCTTCGACCTGACCAAAAACTTTAGGTATTAAGGCCGACACGCCATTCATTTCTGTTTCAGACTTGCCGCCTAAAACCTTACCGCACTCCTTCATGACTAATTTGCCACTTAAAGTGTTGAGGGTAAGTATTTTAGATGTCTTACCGCCGAACTTTTCTCTTAAATGCGTTAAAACATCTTTACGTTTATAATAACAAACATCTATATCAACATCGCACATTAGCGATCCATCTAAGTAGGTAACCCCGTCTACTACCGATTTTTTAGCTCTAGCCTTAGAAACAAATCTCTCGAAAAACAGTTCGTATTTAAGTGGGTCAATGTCTGTAACACCTAGTAAATATAAAGCCATACTACCAGCAGCAGAGCCCCTGCCTAATCCCAAAGGTATATCTTCCTCATTGCAGTAGTTAACCACAGACCAAACCAATAATATATAATCTACAAATCCCAATTCTTCAAGGATGCCAAGTTCATAGACCATCCTATCTATATACATTTTTTTATCCTGTCTGTTATGTAGACCTAGATCATAAAACCTTTTAGCGCAAACAGCTCGTAAAAATACTTTATTATCAACTTCACCGCCCTTGGCGGCTGCTTCAATTTGAGTAGCGTACTTTTTGAGGTGCTTCTCTTCTATTTCAAATTTTGGTAGCCTTACCCCATGAAGTTTTAGGGTAATCTTCTTGAACAAATCGGATAACTTAACTTTTTTTGCGCCGTCTTCTTTTTGGCTTTTGGGGCTCTGTGTCGTCACGTTCTTTAACTATTTCTATAATTTGGTTTAAAGATTTTTCTAATACTGGCTCACTTTCACGGCACACGTTAAAAAACACATCTACTTTGCTTTCTTTTTTGTGGTCGCGTATAGTAAGTACTAAATAATCAATTTTCTCTTCGTCTAACTTTTCGGTTATGTCGTATACAAAATCTAAACTAGGCATAACCTATTATAGATTTGAAACATAACTCTTTATAAATCTATTTGATATTTTAATTTGTCCCAAACCTTGTGGTTTAAGTCGATATCTACTTTAGCGTCATGAAGCCGCGAGTAATCATGCTCTATTGAGTTCTGTTTACCTAAAGCACTGAGGCTAGTTTTTATGCCACGTTTGCGTACATTAATCATCTTCATTTGGAATTCTAAAAAAGAACAGTCCAAGGGATTAAACTTATAATCTAGAGCTACAGCTTTGGCAATAGCAAAAGTATCTAAAGATTTTTCCGCTAAATGAGAATAGCTTTTGCCGTTGGCCCTGTACCAATTCCTAAGTAAATATATATCAAATCCCAAAATATTATGACCAACCATGTAGTCACATTCTTCGATCAATGGGTATATAATTTTAAAAACTTCTTCTTGAGGCATTTTCCTATTTTGAAATACCCTCTCAGAATACCTAGTTATACGTTTAGCTTCTTCACCAATTTTGAGAGGAGAATCCCATTCTAAATAAAAGTCCTTACTTTCGGCTTTAGAATCTTCCTCTTGTACTTTGAGTACCTTGTTGAAAAATTTACCATCATTATTTACAACCTCAACCCTCTTAACAGCTATCTGCCAAGGTAGATTAAATGAATCATGAAGATTTAAGTTGAATGTCTCAAAATCATAAAACAGAAACTGCTTCTCTTGAAATCTTAATAAATGATTATCCATTAACTAACCTCCTGTAACTCTCGTAACTAAAATTATTAGAACACATTCCATCAAAATTAGGCTTTTCTACCGTAGTCCTTTTATTTATGCATTTAAAAGTGAGGTAAGAATCAAAGTCTTCATCATTTTTGTAGTAAATACTCTTACTTTTTTGAACATCGTATTTATCTTTGCAATACTCTCGGACTTTATCTGCCAAAAGGCTGTCTATTAAAGTATCATTATCTTCAATAAAAAATACTGGTTTGTTCACGTATGAGAAATCGGGGATACAACTAGAGACAGTGAAATTATTACGATGCAAAAAAGAGTCATAAAAAGGAATGCCTAAAAGTAGGTCTTTTGTCCAGAACTCCTTTAGTGTTTTAAAATCAATTCGGGGTTCATAATAGAACCCATCTTGAGCAGCAGTAGTCCAGATTTTTATCAACTGTTTGTACCCTTGTACGTTATTAACAAAAATTATATTTTTATAAGAGTCCTTCCTGCCTTCTTCAGATTTATCATTCATATCTGGACAAAAAGTCAAACGTAGCCCAAATATTAATTTAAGTTTTTTGGAGTAGGGGGCTTTATTGATTTCTTCAGTGTTAGTATAAGCCTCTAAAAACCCACTCATACAATCATCAACTAAAAACAAATCTGACGCACCGGGATCATTATGATGAAATCTATCTAAAGCTATCTCAAAAATGGAATCCGAAGTGTCTTTTGTGCCTTCCGAGTCATATTCTGCATCTGGCAGAGACAGGGTCAGAATCGACTTCCCTAAGCTGTAGTGACTTTTAAAAAGAGGTACAATACCGTCCATATCCGTGCATTGTAACAGACTCAAGAAAACATGTCAAGTATATCTTCAGAATTAGTTTTGTGCCTCGGACATCCTTCGTATGAACGTTTTTCTATCTTTTGATCTTCTTCAAGTGAGTCTTGAAGCTCTTCCTTCTTGAAAGATTTTTTTATTTCTTCTTTTTGCTCATTGACAACGACGAAATAATCATAAGGGTCAATGTAGGGGCATCTCCACTTACCTATCTTACATAACCAAGCATCTTTCTTTTTATCAGCCGCGTAGTTGGTAACTGCGGTTTCTTCGGTAAAGTTATTGACGATATGAAAAGAATGAGCGAGGTAATACTCAAGACCCCTTAACTGCTCTTTATTAAATTGAAGTTGCTGCAATGGGCTGCGAGGATGCCTTAAAAACTGAAATTCTACAGTAGGTTCATAACCCTCCCACTCTTTTTGAGCGGCTAAAGTATAAACCATGGCTTGTACGTTTGAATGCAACTCTTCGCCGCGAAATTTATATTTGCTACTTTTGTAATCTACAATTTTTATTTTTTTACCCTTTTTATAAACGATGGGCTTATCAATGAAACCTCTAATTTTATATTTTGGGTCTTTACTATCTAACAAAAACTCCAACTCTGGTTTATCAACCTTTCCTCCTCGGCCAAAAAAGTCACAATTTAAACCCACAATTATCATGTCATCTACCAATTCTGTGTTTTCTTGATTAGTCATGGGTAAATCAAAGCTCTTTTCCATTTGAGTTAAGTGCTTCATAACCATGCGATGAATAGCGGGACTACCTTCGATACTGTTGGCTTTTAGAACCTTGTTGTAATGTTTTTTGTGCTTCTTTTTCACAAGCATTTCAAACACTAGATGGCATACCGTTCCTCTTAATGCGCCCTCATTCTGTTTCTGAGGGAGTTTTAAGTGGTAATTGCACCAATAAGACCATGAACAAGTTTCCAAGGTCTTTAAACGAGAAGCGGAAAGTATTCTTTCCTTTACAGGTTGTTTTGACTTTTCCATAACAGGATGTCACTTCTACTCATTTCCCCAAAATCATTGTGAGTGGGCAGTGAAATAAAAAGTTGTTCAGTATCGAAATGCTTACTTAGTTCTGTGTACGCTTTGTTAGCTCCTTCATTACCAGCTCGATTAGCGTCATTATTAAAGGCTATATGAATTGTATTTGGCCGAATAGCTATTAACATTTGCTTTATTTTAGCAGTAACCTTTAATCCAAAAGTGACGATAGTATTTTTAACACCAGCTTCCCAAAGAGCCAACATATCGCCAATACTTTCAACTAAAATTATCTTCTTCTCTTTTTGCAAAATTGGTAAATTTAATTTTAATGGGTACGCCCAAAGCTTTTTCTCACCGACCAACTTCCATTTAGGTTTCTTCTCATTGTCGAGAGCTCTTCCTGCCATACCCACTATTTTGTCGTCCCTGTCGAAAATGGGGAAAACATATCTACCCTCCATTTTACCAGACTTCATTGTCCCACTTTGGAAACTTTTTAAGGTGGGTGTGGAAACACCTCTATCATTCCAGTACTTGTATTCTGGCATGATAAAATCTAAATTTTTTGAACTAAAGGTGGTAGGGGTTTTTAGCGTTTCTTTTTCAACTTTAGCTGGTTGGTAATTGAACTCCCTATTTAAATATTGGCGAGCTTCAGATATGTCTTTTAGATTTAGAGTTATTTTGATTAACTCTTCTAAAGTCCCAAAGCGCTGCTCTTTGAAATCTATCCAGCGGCCAGTATCTTTTTTGATTGAAAGAACTGTGTCGTTGTCTGAATCACGATAAATAGCACGACTACGATATTCTTTGCCTCTGTCGTGAAGTTTGTACCCTATCTCAGTTAGAATAGATTTTAAATCGTGTGTCAAAGCTCGAAATCCCCCTGCTGATCACCTTGCTGAATATTGAAAGACTGGTTCTCGAACCTTATTATATCCTCCAAAGACCCCTCTTCTCTAACTTTAAAGTTCTCCACCCTAAAATTTAAGAAATTATTTACAAACTTTTCGCTTTCAGTCTCTCGCCCATTGATAGTTTCCACAACTCTACGCCTCATCAAGTCTTGGTGGCCAGCCGCATCCCTACCTTGAAATCTAGTTTTAAGTGGGATTAATTTGTGGGTTCCAAAATTATCTCCATCCAAGGAGATTTCATCAAGAGTCTTTCGGCGAAAGATAGCTACAAACGTAGCGAACCATTGTAATCTATCAGATAAAGAAATAGCAGAACTGTCATCAACAAGGCTACTTGAGTTACGATTGAAACTTTCTCCTTGGCGATTCATCTGCATCGCAGTTACCAGAGGTGCATTGATTTCTTCAGCTACCCTTTTTAACTTATCTATTTTTTCACCAATGGCTTGGTGTTCAGCCCAGTTCTTATCTACTTTCTCCCCAGTAAGCTTCACGTAATCGTAAGCAATTACACAATCATTACCCCTACCTACATATTTCATGTGCCATCTTCTAATTAGGGCGCATACTTCGTCGATGGTTTTATTCCTAACGTGATAATGAAAATACTTATGTTTCTTCAAATTAGAGAAATAGTTTCTAACTTTACTTTCCATATCTTTGTCGTTTCTCCATTTTCCCGTTTCCAAGTACCAAAGCGGAACCCCTGTGTTTGCAGCAGCCATACGGAACTGTATTTCCGTAGTCGTCATCTCTGTATCAAGCACCAATACTGGTACATCATTAGCTACTGCGGTTCCCAAACATAAATCATTTATAAAAGTGGTTTTACCTTGAGCTGGTCTAGAAACAATAGCGTAAATGTTACCATTCCTCAAGCCCCCATATAATCTATTGAACTCTTTATATGGAGTAGTAAGTCCTGTATCTTCACGAGGATTATTTCCCCTCTCCTCAATCTCGTATTCTAAAGAGTCAAATACATTTTCTGGATCGTCGTTAAAGGAGTAACTAGAAATTTTATCACCATAAATAGAATCCGTATGGGAAATGATTGAGTCCAAATCATCATTGGGGTTTTTAGAAACATACTCTTTCATACGTTCAGTAGTTTCATATATCTCCCGCCGAACCCTTACTTTAACTAACTCTTTACAAGCCTCTACAACTGCTTCGGGAGTTATGGCTGTTACTGTTAGCGCTTTTAAATAATCAAAAATATCGATCTCATCTTTGTAAGAGATGCCAAGATTGGATATTTTAGTACCAACTAGAACGCGATCTACCTTCTCGCCATTGAGAACTGCGTCTCTTAAAACGCAAAATACACTTTGATGAACTTCATTATAAAAATCTCCTACATTAACAAAAGAGTCAATCTCAGGAAATACGTGGGGATGCTTCAACAGTCCGCCGAGGACGTGGGTCTCGACTTGATTAGAATATATGGGCATTTAGTCTACGTGTATGAACGATTAGCTTCGAAGAAAAAATCAAATAAATTATCGGGGGCCTTCAAACCGCCGATAGCTGTATATACAGCCAAACCTTTCTTGGCGCCAGCATAAATTCCGCGATGAACAGTTGAATTAGCTCCCATCATGCGGCTGAGTTGCTCAAACCCATACTCAAGGCTGGATTGAGGGATATTATCAAGAGACTCTTTATCGCCAATAATAATGCAAGCCGCTATGTTTCCAGTAGCTGCATCTACCCCAGCTAGAATATTTTTTCTTAAGTTGTCTCTGACTGCATAAGAAATTCCAGTATCAGTAGTATCTTTAATTGGAGTAGCTCCAAACATGATTATGCCTGACGAAAAGATGGTGTCTAAATCTGCTTTATCAAAAGTTGTATATGCTGATTCTTTAGCGGATATTTTGTTAAAGAGGTGAAAGATAGAGCAAATACTATTATTAGCTGTGCTCCAAAACTGATTAACGCTTAATTTTGGATACAATTGCTTAATCTTTTCATTATCTAATATAATTAAAGGCGAGACTACTCCTGCCTTTTGAAGACCTACAACTTTATTTACAGTTTTCTTCGCGTTTTCTTGAACTTTTATACCCTCTCCTCGAGTAGGAAGAGCCAGCACGCATCCCACTTTTGCATCAGTATCTTTAGTTTCCTTGCCCAAAGATTGATTAAGGTCGTGGCTAATCTCTAAAACACGCGCTACACCACCTGCACCTGTGCCTCCACCTGCACCCGCACAAACCAAAACTCTTTCGTATTTAGTGCCAAAAGTTTTCTTTAAAAAATCTAGAATATCTTCATAACGAGTACGGAAAACTTCATCTGCGGCATCGGGATTCTTTCCTGCTCCACCATCACCTATAAGCAGTTTGTTTTCTTCAGGAACATTGATTAAAGATAAATCTTGTTGAGCAGTATTTATAATTCCTACCCTGCGGTATCCCAAATTCCAAAATGATTCAGCCAAACGAGAACCACCTTGCCCTACTCCAACAATGGCAAAATTAAAAGCAGCGTCATCAAATTGATCTTTTACATCATCCTCAATCGGTTCATCATCTGGCAAAGGAATATCGGGTAAATCAATACCCAAGTCTTCTACTGCGGCTGGAGCTTGAGATTCCTGCGGTACAGGAGTTACTACAGGCTCTTCTATTGGTGCTGGGGTGGAATTAGGAGCCTCTCCAGCAGTGAGAGAAGGAGGTGTTCCTTCTGTGGGATAATAATCGTTTATACTCGTGTCACTCATCTTCTTCAAAACCTTCCTCTTCGTCGTCTGCTAAAAAAGCTTCGTTTATATTTTTAGAAAAACTATTAGAATTCATATCCTCCATTGCTTCAGACCAGTGACTCACTAGATATTGCAAAGACATAGCGTTGCGTTCATCCTCCGCTTTAGAGTAAACTTGAGGATTTCCATCCTCATCAAAATTAAAAAGTACAAAACCTCCACAAGACCATTCGCTCAACTGATCTAGTATGTTGTCAGGTATTCTGTGGGTTTCTTTTATAATCATATTTATTATTACACTATTTTATATGGAAATCTCAAATTTCTCTGATATGTACTTTTTTGATAAAGATGGTAAATCCTCTTCAAAAATCTCCAAGACTTTAAAATCATTGTTTTCCAACCAAACTCTTTTGTCGTAATCCCTCTTAATAGAACTTAAATAGTTAGCTCGGGAATTGTTATGAAAAAATTTATTAAAGGAATCGTGCTGCGCTCCTTGAACTTCAACCGCTATCCTTTTAGTCATGTTAATTAAATCAACCTTCATCCGTGTGCCATAGACAGGGAACTCTTCGTAACAAATTTGACCATACCAGTAAGGCTTAAAAAACTGCTTAACTTCGTACTGAAGGTTGGATCTACATTCTGCTTCCCAATCAATCCTATACTTTTGAACGCTTTTATAACGCAGTTTACCAGATATGTCATAGAGCTTCACTTACCAATTCCTTGTAAGGTGTTTTTGAATTTTGCAAATAAATACTTACAAATCTCTGGCTCGCTCTCAAGATATTTCCTAAAATTATCAATTCCTTGATGTTTTGAGTTCATTTCGAGGCCAGCAGCTTTAAGTTCTTCAATAAGTTCATCGGCTATTACAATCCAAGCCCCTTTAGCTTCTGCCATTTTCCATTGCAAAAGCATCAACAATACTTCGTATTCAACCCAAACACTTCGACCCCCTGTCCTTCCGTACTTAATTGGGTATCGAACTATGGTTCCAGTTTTTTCGTTAGAAGTTTTCCTAAAAATTATTTTACAGTAATGCCCTTCAGGCTTGTCGTCTTTCGGCGGGATTGTGTCACCACCATATCTTGGTTGAAATTCAAGAATCCAATCAGAATAATGAAGTAACGCGTTTCCACCGGAGGCATTAGTCAGTTTAGGGTCAGTTTTTTCGTACTGATTCACACTAACTTTACTCCTTACTTGAGAAATCATAAAGCAGATATGACCCTTGGTAGAAAGACTTAAAGCCATCTTCTTCAAGAAGTTAGAACTCAAAACCGAGCCTCCTGCTACTTTGTCTGACTCTTCAAAAGAGCGATCTAAATCTTTTTTAGGAACCATCGCATCCATTGAATCAATAATGAAAAAGTATTTACATTCAGTTGGATTGTTCATAATTAACTCTCTCATCAACTGAAGCACACTTTCAAAAATATTACTTTTATAAATAAACAGCTTCTCAGGAGAAATATCAAGTCCTGACCTCTCCAACATCTCTGGAGAAAGCCTTCCCTCAGACTTGATGTAAACCACCATACTATTTTCTACGCTTTCTTGGAAATTTTTAGCAAAAGATAAGGCGCAGGAGGTTTTACCGCCTTCAGAAACTCCCGAAGCACGAATAATGGAGGGGCGAATCCCGCCAGACATTTCTATGTCTAGAAGTAAACTGCCGCTGGAAACAATGTAATGAGGCTCTTGTTCAAAATTAAAATGCTCGTCTTTGTGATCTTTTAGATAACTCTCTATTTGTTGTAGAGGAGTAAAACCTTCAACTGTTTTCTTTTTTGCTGCCATATTTAATGAAATCTTTAATAGTTTTAGTGTTTAATGAAACTTTTTTATCTTCACCCAACTTTACATCCGGTACATCATATCGTTTCGGAGCAGGTAAGTCAAGAGAAAATTTAGCGAACTCTAATTTAAGGTAAGCTAAACCTTGGGCAGAAATAAACCACACCAAACTCTCCATAGCGAACTTTAAAGGAAGGGCTCGCCAAAAAACTTCTAAAGGATACTTTTCTATAAGAGTTTTAGTAATTTTCATTTCTCTGGCGACTAAACCTTTATTTTTCCAAATGGATTTTGGATCTAATAAAAATTTATTTATAATGAATTGATTTAAAGTGGGCTTGCGCTTCCTTTTTGCCGCCATAGGAATAAGATTAACGCATATTCATGAAACAATGTCAAGCCTAATTATTTAAATCTTTTCTGACCATTCTTGATACCAACTCTTTAAAAGAAATTTCAGGAGCCCAACCTAACTCTTTTCTAATCGGATTAGAATCTCCGTAGAGAAGAGCCACTTCTGCAGGACGATAAAAATCTTTATTTATCACAACTAATTCATCGCTATCAAGAGAACAGACATACTTTTCATTTAACCCTTCTCCTTCCCACCTACCTTCTATTCCCGCCGCTTCGAAGGATAGCTCTACAAACTCTTTTATACTGTGAGTTTCATTGCTTGATAAAACATATTCTTTTGGCTGTTCTTGGTTTAGCATCATCCAAACTCCACGAACGAAATCCTCAGAATCCGACCAATCCCGCTTAGAATTAACGTTTCCAAGCGGGATCGGATCAAACTCCTTCCCTTGGTCCATTGCCCGAGAAATACGAGCAACTCCCTTGGTAATTTTTCTGGTCACAAACTCTTCCCCTCTTTTTATTCCTTCATGGTTGAAAAGAATGCTATGAATCGCAAAAAGATTATAAGATTCTCTGTAAACTTTTACTATATGTCTAGCAGCCGCCTTAGAAGCTCCGTAAGGGCTTCTTGGCTTTATGGGGTGTTTTATGTCTTGAGGGCTGTAATCAACATCTCCCATCTCTTCAGAACTTCCGGCGCTGTAAAACCGACAGTCTGGTTTAAATTTGCGGATAGCCTCTAGGCAGCGAATAACGCCAAGAGCGTTAACATCAAAAACTTGAAGGGGCATATCCCAACTGCATCCTACGAAAGAATTAGCACCGAAATTAATAAAATAATCTGGTTGTATATCTGCAACCAATTTATCAATAGATATTTCGTCCGTCAAATCTCCGCAACAAATTTCAAAATTAGCATGATCTTTAAAATCGTTTATATTTTCGAAGTTAGCATTTGCGCTTCTTCTCATCATTCCATAAACTTTTATCTCTTCGTCAAGAGATAGAAGATATTCTGCCATATTAGCTCCGTCTTGACCCAGTATCCCTGTTATAATTACTTTTTTCATATATTATCTATATAGTCTGTACAAACTGCATAACAGTCATATTTAAGTTTCCAATCTTTATTTTTATGCACTATAACTGATCTATCACCAACCTCTTCACCGGGGAAAGTCCAAATATAACCTTTGGACGTAACAGTAAATTTATCAGTTTCATGCCAAAAGCAGTGAATATTATTATAAAGCATACTTTCTAAAGCTGCTAAATTTTTTGCATGACACCATAATTTTTTATTTTTAAGAAATTTCTTACTGACTTTGTACCTCGGTTCATCATGCCCTAAAAAGAACTTGTCAAATACCTTCCATACATCCACTTCGCAGTTCAGGCCTTTAGCGAGAACTTTCTCTATTTGCTCAGGAGTATTAGCTGTGGCGTAATTAGGCCCAGTTAAGTTGGCTCTATGTGCTATTAGAATCATCTTTTAAAAAACCTTTTCCGTTATACCATTCGTAACCTTTACTTTTACCCCAATAATCATTACTGTCATCTTCGTAAGTTTTCCATCCTATCTCTTCAGCACTTATAAAATTTAAATCACGATAGAAATTTTCAGGTAATTTATTGTATAGGTTTTTCATGCCATTTAGAGAATAGTCCCATGGCGAATTACTCCACCAATCAAAAAGATATTGTGTGGAACCATACATTAAAAGATCACCTATTATCTGCTGTTGCAAACATGACTGCTCAGTTATTAAGGTAGATTTTTGCAGCGGCTCTATATTCTCTATATAGTCGTAGGCTCTATTCTTCAAGGTAAATTCGCATCCCGCTTTTAAGCACCTTTTAAATCCTTCTATACAA